GAACTCGTTGTTCCCGGACCATTGCAAAAAATAATACCGCTTGATATCGAAAAGGGCGTTTACATGATTGCGTATTCAGACAATAAAAGCGCCGATTTTTTGAAACCATATTTGAAAGACACTCAGGAAAATCGTGATTTTTTCTGCGATGTCATAGAAAAATCAGTTGGAATACCCGAAGATTCTATCAGGTTACTTGCAATCAAAGATTATTATTGGCCGATTGGAACTCATTACTACGAGCCATTGCGAGGACCATTTCAAAATCGCAAAGAATTTATTCGTGTGGCACAACGACCTTTACCAGATTTATTAGTTGTTGGTGAAATGGTGAGTGAAAATCAGGGGTGGACGGAAGGGGCGCTTGAAAGTGTCAAATCAGTTGTCATCAAAAAATGGATAAAAGATTAAGAATCGCTGTGAATCATGTAGTACCCGTGATACCCAATGGCCGAAAATCCAAACAACAAAAGTATTTCATAGAAGTATCTCGGCGTTTCCTTTCCTGAATTTCCTATCATTATCAATAGAGGACCTATCAAAAAAATATGAATCAGATTTACCCAAAGAAAGGTTGTTTGACTTTTACTTATTTTTAGATATGTTTTGTATAAATGATAAAATATAATGACAAAACCAAGATAGTAGATGACAGAATATAACCATTCAGGAGTTTTGTTGCGGGTTATTCCTACATAAAGAAAAAGGGAACCGACAATTAGCAAATGAAACAAATGGACGAAGGACAAGGACATTTATCTTTCTCTCTTTCTCTCTATTTAGATTCTTTTTTTTAGATTTGAGAGAAAAATAAAATTATAATAAAAATAAAAATATTTTATTATAATATAAAATAAAGGCAAAATAAGAAAAATGAAATCACCGACCAAAAAATTTCATTTTTATAGCAAACAACATTGCCAACATGGTGGTAAAAAAACAGTGCGTCAAGTTAGCATTAAAAATGGCAAGGGACACAAAAGTATTGTATATTACGACCAAAATAAAATGGTAGCTAAAGCAAGTGAAAAATTGAAACAAGGTGAAGTGGAACTTATCAAAGTAGGAAAATTTATTCCAGGACTATTCAAAAGTATGAAGATGAAGAGTAGAAAAAGTCACAAAAAAGGTCATAAGAAAAGCCACAAGAAAACACAAAAAAGAAAATAAATTACTTTTTGGATAAATAATCTAATGCTGACAACATGACTAGTTCTTGGTTCGCCAGTTTCTGGAAAAAGAGACATTCGTCCATCTTCAAATGATAATGTCTTTTAGCAAAATTCTTGCATATAATTACAACGCCTGAATCTTCAATTTTGGTTTCACAAAACATACATGGACTTGTTAAATGGATGTTTTCTGGGTCCTTCAAAGGAATCCAACGAATATGCGAACCTTGTCTGAAATCATTTATTTCGTCGCAATACTTGTACTCCCTTAATTTTGTCATGATTTCATTGAATAATTCGGGTTCTAAATCGAGTTCTCTCAAAATATCATATTTCATTTGTTTAATTTTTTGACTATTCAAATGAAGTAAATATTCATTTTGGTCGTTATCCAACGCCTTTAATAATTGTTCCATATCTAAATCCATATTGTATAAAGAGTATGAATATATTTTTATACTCTTTGTATTTTGTTTTGTTTGTATTTTGTTTGTATTTTTTTTGTATTTTCTATGTGCTTTTTGCTATAATTTGCAATGTCACTTTATTTTTTAGTAACAATATTTTTTCTCGTTTTTTTATAACTTACTTTTCTACCCTTTTTACATTTAAATGTTCCTCGTGTCAAATTTTTTCTTGTAAAAATAGTTTTCGTGCAAATACCAATTGCTTTGGGTTCATTCTCGGGACTCACTTTTTTTATACATTTACATAATTTTAGAGAAAGTATTTCATTTGCTTTTTTTTTCATTTGTGTTACTGTTTTCGGGACGGGTTCATTGTAGTATTCCAGAATTTTTTTGTAGTCGTTTTTGACAAGTTTTAGTGACATTTTTTAATATTTATGGGTAAATTTTATTTCCTAAAGTTCCTTTTCCTACAATAGAGTAATTTTTTATTTTTGTAGTTTTTGTATTTTGTAGTTTTTGAAAAATAAATAATACAAGAATTAAAAAATTATACAAAATTACACAAATTACACAAAATACATAAAAATTGATTTTTATTTTTGTCAATGAAGTACATGATATTTGGAAAGATGTTTTGGAATTGTTGTTTTTTTGGATTAGGGGTATCAAGAGTATCAAGAATAAAGAACAAATATTTGGAGAATATCAAATATCATGACACGATTGAATTTGTTCCGCCAATTACAAGTGGAAAGGTTATCAAAGTTTATGATGGTGATACAATAACGATCGCGTCAAAACTACCGTATAAAGAATCGCCCATCTATCGTTTTCGTGTTCGGTTAAGTGGAATTGATGCGCCAGAAATAAGAGGGGAAACCGAAGAAGAAAAAAACGCAGCAAAAATATCCAGGGATGTATTGACTGTTCTTGTAAAGGATAAAATAGTTACCCTGAAAAATACATCTACTGAAAAGTATGGTAGAATATTAGCCGATGTCTATTTAGACGATGTCAATATCAATAAATTGTTACTCGAACAAAATCATGCAGTACCTTATGATGGTGGAACCAAAGTTCCGTACAAGGGTTCTGAAACTATGATTTGATTCTACGGACAAAACCGAGGACTTATCTGATTTATTTGTAAAATTGTAATAGAAAATGTAAAATAATTATATAACTATTATATATAATTACTTGCTACAATTTACTGCAAATGACAAAAAGCAACACTTTATCAAGAAAGATGAAAAACACAAAGAGTCTGAAATCGAAACTTGCTGTTTTTCCGCACAAATCGGAAACCGGCATTTTGAGGAAAACTAAGAAATCGGTTGGGTTGTTACGTTCTCATATGGAACGATTACCTGGTAAAATCATCGGATACTACGCCCAACGCAAGGATGAAGATTCAAAATTACAAAAGAAGGAGCTTGAGAAACTTTATAAGAAGATTCACGGAAATGTTAGCGACAATTACGAAGAAATTCGCAAATTTATTAGGTCTCATCCTAGTATTTTACCATCCGTCCAAGGCATCTTTGACTTGGAATTAGAAAGAATGGGTCGTAATGATAAAATGAGCGTTGACGAAGAAGACGACGATTTTGAGGTTACTGAACCAACCGCGGTTGTTTTCGTCCATAATTTGTTGAACGACGATGTTCCGGATTTAACAATGACCAACTATACTCAAGAGGAAGCCCAAAATATTGTGGAAAACAACGCTCTTGAATACGCTGTTTTGTCTGAGACAAAACCGAAAGGTCAACTTGGTGGAAAAAAGAAAAAGACGAGAAAAAATCGAAAAAATCGCAAATAAAATTTACAAATAAAAATGGAAAATATTTATTTTTCCATTTTTTATCATATTCAAAGTATATAACAACATGTCGAAAAATCAACTAAGAAAAGTTGTTGTCTTCGATTTAGATGAAACTTTAGGATATTTTTTAGAATTTAGTATTTTTTGTGATTCTCTCAAATTATTTAATGAAACGAACAAGGGAACAAACACGAAATATACGCAAGAGGAGTTTAACGAATTACTTGATTTATACCCAGAATTTATTCGTCCAAATATATTACCCATATTAAAATATTTAAAACGCAAAGTGGAAGAGGGTAACTGCGACGCGGTAATGATTTACACCAATAATACGGGACCAAAAGAATGGGCGCAACACATTAAATCTTACTTTGAATCCAAAATAAAATTTCATTTGTTCGTACAAGTTATTGGAGCATTCAAAGTAAAAGGTAAAAGGATAGAAATGTGTAGAACAACATATGATAAAACCGTCGGAGATTTTATAAAATGTAGTAAATTTCCTAAAGACACTCAAATATGTTTTTTAGACGATGTTTATTATCCAGACATGAATTACGACAATGTTTATTATATCAAAGTGAAACCATACATACACGATTTACCGTTTGGCGATATTATTGGTAGATACCTAAAATCTCCTTTTGGAGAAAAAATAAAGGACAAACCATATTTTATTGATTTTATGAATAAAAACATGAAAGAATATGAATACGCCTATGTTGCGAAAACGCAAGAAGAGGTGGATATTGATAAAATCATTACAAAACAAATCATGATTTATCTGCAGGACTTTTTTCGTAATGGTCCAAATGGCGTAAAATCAATCAATCAGACAAAATCGCGCGAAAAAAGTTCAAGCAAAAATAAAACAAGAAAACAACGATGAATACAAATATATAATAATTCGTCCAACTACTTACCGACCTTAACAAAGACATTGGATAACACGGAATTGTGTATATAACAATCATCATAATGATTATTTCTAACAAACTTGTAATTGTTTGACAATAAGAGTTTTCTTATATTCATTCTATTTTTCTCGACAAAATTATGTTCTACATGTATAATTCCAAATGTGTATTTAGAAAAATCAACGGCTTTTAAAATTTCAAATTCGGACCCTTCTGTGTCTAAAGATAGATATTCAATAAAATGGGGAGCGTTGTTTTCTTCGAGTATGTCGTTTAATTTCATAGTTTCTACATAAATTTCTGTTTTGTTTGAGTTTACTTCATCTTTGTGAAAACTATTGATACAATGTGTAATTCCAGACAACATATCAAAGTGATTTGCTATGGAAAAATGAACGACTGCACGATTTTCTGAATAACATGCCTTGTTTACACAAATTGAATTTGGACGATTTTTTACTAATTCTTGATACCTGTAAGGTAGCGGTTCCACGCAAATACCCTTCCAATCGTATTCGGTATTCAACAAATATGTATTTGACAATTTTATTCCATCGAATGCACCAATGTCAAGATAATAACCATTTTTTTTCATTTTATAAAATCGAACTACAGCTAAATCTTGTTCGTACTGTGAATAAGAGATTGACATTACAATAGGTAAATAGTTTTTTTTTTGAATTTTTACTTTTTATTTTTCACATTTTCACTTTTTTAGTTGGTTTTGTCAACAATTATTTTTTTTACTGTTACCAATTTATTTATTAAAAAATGATTCAATGATGTAGTTGTAAATAGAAAAATACCCGCACTAAATGCAATTTTACGGTCTAATTCTGTAAACTTTATTTTTGTGAATGGATTAAATCTGAAAAGTAAAAATAGCGATACATATATTTTTACATAGTAGTCAAAAATCTCCAAATATTTAGGTGCATTAATAGATATACCAGTTAGAAAGCTTATGTAGAATATCCAGGAAACAATAATAACAACTGTAAAAATTCTGTCTTGGAAATCTAAAATATCTTTCTGCATGTATTTTCTAAATATTAAATTATTATTTAGAAAAAGAATAATCTTATTCTTTAGTAATAGAAATAATTATGAATCCCACATGTTTTGAAAAAGGAATGGCCTCAGATAGAACAAAAGAAATTAATGAACGCATGTATGAAAGAAATATTCCTTCTCAACCCTTACAACCCTATTTAAATGTAAGACCGGTTATGACAAAATACTCCATTTTACCTGTTGTTGATCCACGAACAAGGCCGAATGTTCCCATGGTCCAATTGCCTGTATACAATACAAACGCAGTATTCAACCCCGGAAACAACGGGGCTCCCTGGTCTGGCTATGCTTCCAATGTCAATGTCGAGTCAGATTTGAAAGGACAAATTTTTGCATTGCAAAAATGCAGTCAGTCTGTATATGTTCCAAATACTTCAAGTGATTTGTATCAGTATGGGTTTCAACCGAATCCGGCCTTCAAAAAAGAAATACCGTTTACAGATTTGTATACCAGTTATGAATATGACAAATTCAATCCGAACACTGAGAATTTGGCGTCGAAAGACAAGTTTTTCAATTGTACCCGCCAACAATTAAAAGATTATACCGATTTGCACCCGGATTCGTCGGGGTGTTACTCAAACAAACAAGTGCAAAACGAATCTGCAGAGGTTGGAGTTCATATAATACAAAAGACGGACTATACATCTTCTAGACCCAAATAAATGTAAAAATATTGAATTACTAATTGTGTATGAATCGGGTTATACACAATTATTTTATCCTGACTATTGTTAAGTTGCTACTGAGAATAAAATGGAAAAGAATGAAGTTTGTGAAAATGAAACCAAAAATGAAACCAAAAATGAAAGTGATTTTTTGGCAAACATAACATTGGAATATTTAATGAAAAAAGACCATTATGCAAAATACATCGAACAAATAAAACCAGTAAACCGTGAAAAATACTTGAAAGAAAGGAAATTCTATAAAAAACGAATTTACGATTTTACTAAAAAAATGTTGAACGGTGAAAAGACGGGTGTATCACAAGATGTTATATTTGCTTTTGAGAATTATATTCGCTATTGTGTTGAATATTTTAAAATGTTAGATAAAACGGATATTTTACAGGAAGATTATTCAAAAATGGATACAGCCGATGAAGTGTTATCTTTTGTGTCTGATTCTTTAGAAGAAAACGACCAATTATTCATGCGTAGTTTCAAAGTATCACAACCCAACTCTTTAGAGAAAATTGTCAAACGAACAAGCACAAAAGTAATAACAAAGACAACACTACCAAAACAAAAAGAAATAAATTTGAAAGACCCTATTCTTAAAAAAAAAGGTATAAAAAAAAACGAAATTCTTTTGGAAAAGAATAATATCAAGGATATGTATGGAGACCATCAAAAAAAAGATGAAAATAAAACAAATGAAAATAAATCCAATGAAAAAGAACCTGAAAAAATCCGCAAAATCGAAAACGAAAAAATCAAAGAAAATGAAAAAAGTTCGGTGTAGCCCAATAACAAACAAAACCAGAAAACTATCCTTCAGTTGTCTTCAAACAGATACTTTGAATAAATTAAAAGAATTATGGAACTCCAAGCATCCGGATGCCAAAATTGAAACAAACGACTCGAAAGAAATATGGACGAAGATGAAAGAAAACATGAAAAATGTATGTTCTCAGGAATCGTGTTGGTTAAAGCAAAAATTCGTAGCTGGGAAACTAAATAAAGAGTTCAAGGATTCTTTTGCGCCGAAATCTCCATCAGAATGGAAAAAGAATCCAAACGAATGGTTATCGAGTATGGATATTTTAAAAGTGATGAAACAATATGAAAAAGCATATTCTTGTTTTGAATTTATTGGACCTTCACCCATAGATTATGATACACACATGATGTATGGCGAATGTGTATGGGAAGAACTGTGTCATTTTGATTTACAAAAACAACTGAATCGAGGAAAAACTAAAATAGGTATTATATTTAATTTGGACCCACATTACAAGGGTGGTTCCCATTGGGTTTCTCTCTTTATTAATGTGAAGAAGAAGATGATTTTTTATTTTGATAGCGCGGGTGAAAAAATACCGGACCAGATTCAAAAGTTTGTCAAAACCGTCCAAGTTCAAGGCGAAAAAACAAAGCCGCAAATTAATTTTCAGTTCGACCAAAATCATCCAGTAGAACATCAATATGGAGACACTGAATGTGGTATTTATTCTTTGTACTTTATCGTACACATGTTGGAAGATACACACAATACGGAATATTTTAAAACTCATGTCTTGAAAGACAAATACATGGAAAATTTTCGCAAGGTATATTTCAATGAATACTTGTAAGAATACTTGTAAGAAGACTTGTAATTTTGTTCCGTGAAAAGGTATAAAAACAAATAATTTGTATATATAAATACATATTATTTATGAATTCCCAAAATCAATTCCAAAATCCTTTACTTGAATTTGTAACGAATGAAAATGTGGATTTACTTTGGGAAGTCATTATGGAAAACAAAAAAGTAGAAAACAAGGATGAATTTCGCAAATATTTCATAGATAATTTAAAATTCTTTTTCCAAGAACAACAAAAACAGTTTGCACCTGGAAATAAGTTTGATTTAGTTGAAACCAACAAAAGTTTTATTAGTCAATTTGTGCTACAGGGTAGTAAACAAGTAAATACTGGTTCATTTATCACTGCCGAAGAAATACAGAAAAACAGAATGAGTGAGTTCGAGCAAGAATTTGTAAAAAAACAAAATGAATTCAAGCAATTCATGACACATCAAGTTCCAGAAACTCCGCAATTCAGTGAAAAATTAAACGACGAACCCATTGGAGACATGAAAAATTTAATTGCAATGACATTAACCCAAAGAAATTTAGATATAGACCAATTGCAGTCAAATATAGACAAAAAAGAGGTTGAAAAATGGTTGAAAGCACAAGATACATCAATTAAACCTGTAAAATCCGCGGCTCCAAATTTTAATCAAGTAAACCAAATAAATCAAAACATAAAGTACATAAAAATTGGCGATGAAATTGACACTACAAATGCTCTTGAAATTGGCGATAATCAATTAAAAAAGTCCGTTTCATGGGAGGATGATAATGGTCCAAATTCAAATAGAGATGAAAAAGAAATGCAAAATACGATGCATTTGTTTTCAAAATTAAAACAGG